GACTTTCATCCATTGATCTGAATACTGCTTCTTATAGTCATCAAGTGCTTTCTTATCATCGTTGATAAATCCATGTACTGTCATAATAACTTTGTTGACAGCAGTGACACCGGTCACGTGATTTTTGTCGCAACTAATTCTAGTCCTTTTAGCAAACTCGACCTCTTTACCATTTTTAGTGGCTTTGATTTTGTTTGTTCCAGCTCTAGCAATGTTACCAAAAGTAATAACTAATGAAGAGTCAAAATACATTGTATTACCACCTTTATTATTCAACGTAGGTTGACCCATTGGTGAATCAGGCTTAGCTACCCAAACCTTATTAACAGCTACAAGAGTGTTAGTATACGGTTGTGATGCTTTACGAGATAGTACAATCCTTTGATTAATAAAGTTACCGAAGGTCTGAGACATTGCGCCTGCATTCCACTCGTTATTGTTTGTAGACTTCTCGATACTCATTCTACAAGGAATAGATCCAACTGAGTCCCAGAAGAAACAAATATCATGAGGCAGAGTTCCTCTCTTTTGTTCATCTAAAATATCAGCGATAAACGCTCCTACGTCTTCTACACATTCAAGTCTTTCACGATCAATGTATAGAAAGAAGCCTTTATAGTCTACAACTTCACCTGAAGCTGGATCTGCTACCTCTTCAAATTGAAAGCCCATTTCTCTTGCATGATTCCAGTCCCATTTCATCTCTGTGATAATGAATACAGGAAGTACACCCATCTTTTGAGCACTAACTGCTGCTTCAAGAAGTGCAGTTGTTTTACCTGTATCAGAATGTCCTCTAAGTAGGGTAATATGACCAATAGGAATACCTGGTATCTGAAGAGTGTCTTGAAATGCTTGTGAAAGTGGGATCCATCTCTGCTCTTTGAATACGACTCCAGCAGAAAGGTTTTTACCCTTCTTAAACTTCTCTAAGTCAATTGTGCCTTTGATTGCGCTAGACACAGCGCCGTTAAGTGATTTTGCCATTTGCGAAACTGTTTAGTTAAAAAACCCCGGCTTGTAACCGGGGATTTTATTAAAGATCACTGAAGAGGTCGTCAATAGAAGAATCAACGTTTGCTTTTCCAGTATTTAAGGTGTATTGTCCTGAGGGTGCAGGCTTCTCCCAAGGAAGATCTCCTGTGGGTTTAGTTTCAACAGCGTCAGCTTGTTCTTTTAGCTCTTCTTCAGGGTTCAAGTGCTTAAGAAGAGATTCTTTCATCTCATCATAAGAATACTTTTTGAATTGAGCCAAAGGATCAGGTTGATTTTCAAGCCAAGTTTTTACCTTGTCTGCATCTTCTGAGAGTTGTGTAGACTTAGTCCTAACCCTAACAGTAGAAGTGTTATACATCAAACCAGTGGTTTCTTTACCAGCTGTTTCAACTGTAATGTCACGACCTGAAAAAGGATCGGTGTAGTCTCCTACGTCCTCATCTTCAGCAATACTCAACAAGTCCATGTAAACTTGCTTACCGAATTCCCAAAGCCTAACGCCTTTATCTTCTTCACCTCTTACAATAACAGGTGCAAAGATACGCATTTTAGGTTCAAGCTTCTTGGCAAGTGACCAGTTTTCTTTGTCTCCAGACTTGCGAAGTCCTTGAGCAAATTCAACAATCGGGTCTTTCTCATTGAAGTTAGCCAAACTCATCATGGTTCTGTTATTGATGCCATAATGCATTAGGACCTCTTTGAATGGGTTTTGCTTGTCAAACTTAGAAGGTACAATACGTACTGAATGTTTTCCCACGGTAGGCCTCCAGATAGTCTGGGATAGGTCCTTTTTTTGTCCTCCACGTGGATTTTGTAGAGCCGACAGTCTTGATTTTAAAACCGATATATCCATATGTAACTAATTTCAATAAATGTAAGACAAAAATATACGATAGAAAAATCGTTCTTTTAAGTTAGATAGCAATTATCTTGTGGATAGTGGTATTCAACTTCTTAAGATCGTCTCCTTGAGTAAGGAGAACGCTATTCTTATAATCTTGCCAGTTGATAGGGAAAGATGTGTCTAATACTCCGCCATTCAACTGCTTGATCAATGTGTTCAATGCATTAATAGTATAGAGTGTGTTTGATTCTTTTTTCCTGTGGAGAAGAATCGTATTCGGTAGGATCCTAGTTTGTGATCCTTCAATCTCGATATTGTAAGTGCATAAAAACTCTTCTGAGTCTTGGGAAGCCAGAACAAAGATCTTTTTATATAGAATGACGTACTCTTTATTTATCTCTCTTAGAGTCTCATCAAGACCCTCTTTAGATGAAAAGGTACAAAATAACTTATTCATAATTGATTCAGACGTGATTTCTGTTAATTTTATTTCCTGCATAACCTTTTTGTGTACTGTTAATAAATATTGATAATATGTTAGAAAGCGTAGTTTATTCCATACTTATGTTTTACTACCATGTTTTCGCCTTCTAAGATTGTTTTAATCTTTTTTAGCATGTTTTTACCATCTTCCTTAGAAAAGTCAAATAAGAAAGAATCGTATGTGATCAAGATTAGCTTAGTCTTCTTCTTACTAAGAAGTTTATTGATTTCCAAGATCTTGTAGATGTTCTCTTTGGTTTCCAGGTTCTGGATAATATAGTTAAACAATTTAAGCTTATTCATACCTGGAAGCTTTTTCAATATCCTTCCTGTAGGTAGTATCAAGGCTTTGTGCGCATTATACTTCTTCCACTCATTGTTTATATACTCATCTAGAGACTTAAAGAACTCTATGTCTTTGTATTGCGGTTCTATACCACCGTAGAGCTGCTTAAATGTAATGGCCTTTGATTCTTTATACTGTTCATCAGTAAGCTCGTCCACGTGGAAGTATGCGCGTCCAAGGTAGTTGTGCATAGACTCTTTAGGTGGCTCAAACCCAATCAATCTAGATATCAATCTTAAGTGGTAAGCATCAAAGTCAAATTCGACTAGAATATCATTCTTAGGTATAAAACACTGTCTAAAGTCTTTGTCTTTTGGAATAGCTAGAAAGTTAACGCTATTAAATGAATTAGTAGGTCTAGCTGTCAAATTGTACAAATTGTAATAGGAATAAATTGTGTCTCCTAACAAAGAATACTCTTTATGCTGGAACTGATACTTTTTGTTTAAGCAATTAAGATCTACTTTTATTCCTGTCTCTTCTACTTTTTTATATGCCTCTACTAATTTGTCTTGGAGTTCAATGTCCATCTCAAGCTCAAAATAGTCTTTGACTAGTTGATACAAGCACTCACACTTTTCATAGTGTTTAGAGATCGGTATGATCTCATTTACTGTAGGAAGAATAGGATGCTTGATATAAAAGTCTCTATGAACAGGCGTATTACATTCAAAAGAACTGTACTCATTGTTTTTGTCTAGACAGATAAACTGTACATCTATAGAGTTTGGTAAATCTAAGAAGTAAGAATGCAGTTTCTTATCTAGTAGATAAACTTTCTTATGTTGTTGTAAAAAAGATGCTACTAATTTAATATCTAGAGAAAAACCTTCCGAGTGGTTGATAACGAATATATAACCCTTCTTAGAATTATTGTAGTATATCAGACTTGCTCTTGCTAATTTTGGATGGTAATAGTCGTTAGATGTGACTACTTGAATAAATGCCTCATCAGACATTTCTAAACGACCTAACTGTTCTTTGTCTTCAATAATGAAATACATACACAACCTTTTATTAATAGCTAATATAACAAATAAATTGTTGTAATGTACAATTTAATTATAGAGTAGGTCTAGCAAATTTAGAGTAGTCGCCTCCTATGAAGTCAACGATGCCTAAGAAAGTTTTATTAGCTGATTCAGTGAGCCTCTTATTTGTATCAATGATGCCTGGTATAATGTTGTATTGTGACTCTCTTTTACTATTCAATGGACCTGTTAACTTCCAAAGTATAGTTGTGGTTTGATAAATAGTAATGTCGTAGTCTGCTGTACCATTTACTATGGAGTTATACTCGTCTTGTGATATCTCTGTCACAAATCCACGCTCATTTTCTTTTTTAGTGAAATAGCGTATTAAGTAGCCTTTTTTATAATCTTGAGGTGTTGGTTGAGGATAGTAAGAGTTTGGCTGTCCTGGTATTCTGTTATTAATAGGTGTAGAGGCAAACACTCCTGTTTTACTAGCTAACTGTTTTTGATTTCTATTTGACAAATTAGAGTTAGTTAAACCTGGAGTAGATGAATAAAAAGGTATTCTCTGTAATGGTTCACTAGGGCCTACTTCAGGAGTAGGGCCTGTAAAAGCTCTACCATCATATGTTTCGTAGTATCTACCAGAATAAGGCCTGTCATTCAAAAGGAATTCTCCTCCTGCTGTATTTAAATTTGGTTGTACTGCAAATGATGGATAATATCTTAACATATACTACGCTGTTGTTGAAAATACTGTTTGTCCAATAATTTTAGATCCAGGTTGCTTTTTTAAATTGTCTAAAAACGCTAAACTAGTTCCTTTACCATAAGCAGCAACATTATTAGATGTAAAGAACAAATAATTTTTTGGGACAGTTGGAAGAATGTTTATGATAGCCCCATAAATAGAATTAGCTTGATTTGTAGTTGGTCCATTTACATAATTAGCACTAGGCCTGTTTCCATTAGCTGATGTTCCTGTAACCGCTTGGAATTGATTTTTTCTAGTAAGAGTATCTAGTATAGTAGCGGCACCTAAATATCTTGTTCTAGTTCTATTTAAAATTACCGCCATTACCCAAGCCTCTTCTTGTTGATTTCTACTAGCTTCAGCAAAAGTAGCGGCTACTAATTGGTTCCATTCTTGGTCAGTCATTTGTTTTCCTAAATAATCTTCTGCTACTTTTTTAGCTTGACTATTTGATCCAACAAAATTAGTATTTTGTGTAGGAGTACTAACGTTTTCATTAGCAACATTAACTCCAAACTGAGCACTTGTGGTAATCGGTCTTTTTATTGATCCAACAAAATCACTTTTGTATTTTAAGAAAATCATGTTAGCTCTAACAGCAGTATTCCATTGATTGTTTTCAATAGTATTAGTCAATCCTACTACTACAAAACCAACTTTATTAACCTGCTCTTTTGACAATCCTTTTTGATTAACAATACGATTATTGTACGTGTATGGAAGTATTTGATCAGATATAGTAAACGCTTGACCCATAGTAAAACCAGATATCCCGTCAGTTGTAAAATTAACAGAAACAGGAATCATCGCTGATGCTCTAGTAGGATACTCGTTGTTTTTAACCTTGCTCATTCTTTCTATATAGTAGTTAGTAGCTTGAGAAACGTTTGCTTCTGAAGGATTGATCTTACTATAGAAGTCTGATATAGTTTGATTAAATTGTATAGCAGCTGCTTTTACTGTATCTTGATTTGATTTTACACTACCTGTTACATCACCTTTAATTGGTATGAATCTATCTTTATAACTAGTGTTAACAAAACCAAAGCTATCTCCATTAGTTGAAAGTGTTGACTTTCCTTCAACATCAGAGTTAGCAGATATAGCAATCATGTTACTTAATTTAGTGCTAACATCTGTTTTTATTTCTAAACTCTTAGCGATACTATTTTTACCCACTAATGGAATTTCACTTATATTATCAGGCTCTAGCATGATTTCTTCTGGTAGAGTAGGAATAACTTGATCATCTACTATATGAAAAGTATTTCCTCCATCATTATAAGCTAATCTTAGAATGCTAAAATTACCTAAGTACTTATTGACGTCTAATACAATTTGCTCTAAAAATGTTTTTAAATATATGCTATTAGTTCCGTCTTTTAAGCTATAGTCTCTAACTAACTGTATGACATAATCTATATTTAATAACACATTCATCATCCTTCCTCTGTATATACCATCATTTGATTCTCCAAATTTAATAGATGGTATTTGACTAGACAGCGCATCTTGATTAGCTGTATTAAATAAAGGAGTATTTGATGTACTTCCTGATAGAGGCAGTATATTTACTTTATTAGTAGTTAATACATCTTGTGAAAATAACTCTTGATAGTCAGAAAAACTTCCTTCAAAAGGAATTAATACTTTGAATGGATTAGTGCTTAAGTGTTTTGTATTAGTTAAAAAGAAATTTAGCTTAGGATTAAAATCAATATAGACTAAAGGAGTTTGTGTAGCGCTATCTTTAGTATCATAAATAGTACAATTATGATTAAGTATCATTAATAATAGTCCTAGTGGAATATACACAGGATGATTAGTGTTAATTCCTTTTACTATCTCTTGATTAACTTGGTATGGTACTACAAAAGCACTTAATAACTCTTTAAAATCAACTTCTTTTCCTTTTATATCTTGTTGAGTAACACGACCAGACATTAATTCAGTAGCAAACCCATATTTAGATTGTATTTTAAATCTATCTTCTGGATTCTTTGGATCAATATCTGTTATACTTCCATTAATAAGCTCTGTAATATATTTAGAGAAAATACCATTAGAGAATATCTGTGTATAAAAAGGAACTCCTCCTTGAGTTTTATCTCGTTCATCCCATATAGGTAGTTTATATACCTTTCTTCCTATCTCTAAGTCTGGTGTTGTTGTTTGATTTATAGCTTTATTTAAAGCGTGAACTTGAATAGTTCTTAATGCTAATTCAAGGCCAGATTGTAATTGTAAAGATTGTTGTATCTGTATATTATTTGCTTCTTGAGCTGCTGCTTGATCTTCTTTTGTAGGTGCTTGATTTTGGTTTTGCGCACTTATACTTTCTTGAACTCTTAAATAGTTAGGAGACAAATTTCCTTTTGTTATATTAGAGATCAAGTCAGGGTCTGTCGTTATTATATCTATCTTTACAGGAACTTGTATTGTACCTTGTTTTCTTACTGTAGAAGTTTGAGTTACGCCTGCTTCTGGTTCTAATACAGTTCCAGGTACTTCAACTGTTATCTCTGTAGATAAACTTAATACAGCATATTTACCTCCTGCTTGATTAATATTTTGATCTACAGTTTCAAAAGGTTTTGGTTTAGTTGGAAAATTTTCTACTACAGGTCTAGTTTCAAAAACTATACTAGTAAATTCATAGTTAGATTTACTACGTAGTTCCTTTATCGCGGCCTCATAAACTGCTTGCTTATTTAATATCTCGCTTTTTAGTTGAGGATTACTTGTAGCAAACTCTACTATTATAGATCCGTAATATAGTTTAGTATTAGCTCCTGTATACGATATATTTAACTTATATTGATTACCTCTATCTGCTACTGTACTATTAAAGAACATTATATATTCTAAATAGTTTTTTTGTTGTATAGCCTGTTGTGTTTGAAATTGTACACTAGGTATTGTTGTTCCTGATATTGTTGGTATTGTTGGTGCTGATAGAGTTTGTTGATTTGGCTTAAAGTTTAAAGACGCAGATATTTTATCAAAAAACAAACTGTTGTTTAGAGTTACAGAACTAACTAATTGATTTGTAGTTTCTGTCGGTATAGAAGCACCAAACGTAGGTAAAAATAAAGACCATTTTCTAGTTCCTTTTATATCTAGTAAATAGTCAAAATCGTTTACATTAACAGTAGAAGAACCAGGATACCCCGCAGCTTGTGTTATTCTACCTAATTCAGAAAAAGTCGGCTCAGCATCCTTTTGATTAATACTTAAATTAAGAGTTCTTAGTATAGATATTTGACTCTCTCTTTCTCTTTGTGCAGCTTCTTCTTCTGCTTTTTTTCTGTTTATTTCATCTTGTAATTGCTGAGCATTAGAAATCTCTATCAGAGTGTTATTGTAACGCCTAATCTCTTCTGCTAATATATTAGGAAGATCTTTAGGATTGTTGATCTTAATAGAATCTCCTAATATGCCAAGCGCCATAAGTTTTATAGTACAATCGTATCCTCCATCTTGATTATAAGTAAAATTGAAATTAGTAACCATGCCAAGAAGGGCATCATAATTACCTTCTGACTGTCTAATGTTTCTACTAATCTGAATCGCAATTTCTTCTTTAGTCAGATTTTGCCTAAAAGGGTCAATTGAATATAGTTCAGTAGATTGTATTCTGTTGCTTCCTTGAGGATAAAAAAATGTTTGTCCCCATTCTAAGAACATAGTAAAACCAAGCTTGAAATAAAGAGCGTCAATAATATCCAACTGCGCTTTATCCCAACACTTAAAGTTAATTGTTGCTGCTCTAAGCGATCCTAATTTACCTTGAGTATCAATAGTAACTGATGTAATACCTGGCATTGGTTTGTAACCAAACTGCTGGATTTCATCTGTACCTAATATACCGTACGCACCATCTTTACCAAGACCTGCTCTTTGTTGATAAGAATTCTCTCTTAAGTATTTTGATGTACCTCCAAATAAAACAAATTGTTTAGCTAAGTCGTCTTTATTCTTTATACTATCGCCAATAACTCTTCTAAAATATTCTATATCAGGTGGGTTTATAATATCAATAGAAGAAACAAGTCTAATCCAAGCAGTTTTATTAGCTATAAACAATACATTATCATTGTCTCTAACATCTTTAGCTCCTTGTACAGATCTAGTGTCTAGTTGATTAATTAACCATTGCGGTATTTTACTACCTAGAATATTTGATATTTTGTTACTATCAAAAGCCATAACTATCTTGTAGCGTTTATTAATTTATATGTATTAACTATACCTGCTAAATCTACTGGGATACGAAGTTGAGTTCCTGGCTCTACTACTAGAGAATCACCTGGTAGTGCATTTGCAGATGCTATTATCCACCAAAAGCTAGAATCTCCATAGAAGTCGTTTGCTAATAAATCTAATCTATCACCTAATACGGTAATAACATAATTATCTTCATTAGTAGGTGCTATTTGAGGATATATGTTATTTACGTAGTATTGACTACCTGTAGCCGAATACTTTATTACTTGTATATTTTGATATCTATAGTTCATTATCCTCCTATATTAAAATTATTTTGTCTTTCAAATTGAGAAGCAAATGGATTTTGTGTTATTCGTTGAGTGTTAAAATTTAAAGGTCTTGATGCTACAAATCTAGATGTGCTATCTATAACTTCACCTGGAGCTATAAAACTTTCTTGCGCATTTGTTTTATTTCCTACATTAGCTATAAGAGCAGGAATGTTAGTAGATATTGTAGTTGTTTCTTGATTAATATTTGTTGCATCGGTTGCTGTTATTTCTACTAATTTATTAATAGCAGATCTTCTAGGAAGTATGTCCATAATAGGTTTAAATGAAACAGCTATGTCTAATACCTGTGGTAATTGAGCAATATCTCCTACTTGACTTTTTTCAAGGTTAATTTCCCAAGGATAGTTATTATCTACAGTTACATTAATGCTCTCTATAAAACCCGGAACTCTATATAAATAATCTCCTATTGTAATTCTAACTACAGGAGCTCTCATAATGCCTTGCTTAGGACTATAATCAGGATATACCTGACTAATTAATGAGTTAACTTTATTGTATAAAGGTCTTAATTCGTCTTTAGATCCTGCAGCTACTCTAAATGAGAATCCTATTGTTCTGTCAAAGCCTTGATATGTATAGAAGTTTTCACCTCTACCTTGATATTTAAATGCGTTTAATTGAGCTGAGTTACTATCAGTTATTCCAGCTGTTAAAAAAGCTCTAAAGAATAATGCCATTGAAAAAGAAGGATCATCATTAGATATAGCTTCAAAAACAAATTTAATTAAGTCATCTGTTCCTTCTTTATTTAATTCCCATGGAGCGTTTTTGTTTTCAAATACAAATGGAAAAAGAAGATTCATTCTGTCTTTTTTATTGACATAGAATTTGTAGTCTATAGTGTCTTGTTTTATCCAATTGTTTGGCGGATCATACTGTCCCAATTGCGTTCTAAAGTCTTGTAGTTCTGGAACAGGTCTATTAATATTTGACTTCTGAGCTAGCAATTGATCATAGTTCATCGCTGTAGAAGATCTAAGCTTTGTTGTATCAACTACTCTTGGTATAGTTGTCGTGCCTATACCATAAACAGAACTAGGTCCACCAAGATATTGGAAGATCATATTTCTGTTAAGTGATATGCCTAAAGTATTAATTAGATTAATATCTGGCACATTTGCTGAGTTAACAAAGGGATCTCCTGTTGTCATCTTCAACGCAGCTAAATTCAAAAGCCTATTGCTAGCTTTCTGGTTTGATACGTTTTGTCTGTTTACTATATCGTAGTAGAACTTTTGATAAGGATTAAAAGGTACAAGACCATGCCTAATAGCATGAAATCCTGTTCCAGATACACCTACTTGAGATAGCGTATTTTGACCTAAATTATATACTCTAGTATTCTCTAACAATCCAGGATAAGGAATGCCTTGAGGAATACCAAATAGAGTATTGCCTGTTTCAATCTTAGGATTAGATAATTGTAAACCTACTTGCTTTTGAATAAAAGCTGTCCCTCTAGGTTTGTCTTCAAAAAACTTCTTGATTCTAGACCTGTCTATTTTACTAGACACAGTGAATGATTGAGTGCCTAAGTTAAATTCTAGCTGACCTCCTCTAATAGGAAAGTCTAATCCTCCGGTTGAACCTGGCCTATATATAGGTTGAACTGTGCCAGTTGCATTAGGAGTGTCTGGCATTATAGTTTGAATATAAGGAAGACCTGACGAACCATATCCTGGTCTATCATTACCGAACCTTAAGTTCTTCAGATTTGATTGTAAGTCTATTAGAGGCATCTAGTTATTATTTACCGGTCTGTAAGTCAAAATTACCTTCTTTTTCATAACGAGCCGTTGCGTCTCTTTTAGTATCAGATACATACGTAGTCACATTTAGGTTTACAACCTCTTTTGAAGAACCTCTTCTCATACTCATGTTGTCTTCTACATTAGTAGCCGTACTAGTTGCTGTTATATCTCGTCTAGCTGTTTGATCAGAAACAGAAATGCCTCCCATATCACCACCTAACGATCTAATTTGAGCGCCCATATTCTCAGCACCTGATTTTATACTATCTATAAAACTATCTGGTATTTGTCCAAATGCAACATAGTCTAAACCTTCTAATATATAGTAAGCTGCTTTACCAATAAATTCTACTGCGCCTGCAAAAAAATCTCTGACTCCTGATATAATTCTTTTTATGTTTTCTGGCTTAGATAAGTATTCCATGAAGCCCTCTATCTTGTCTATTATACCGCTTTTCTCAACAAAGTCTGATATTGATTGTTTTATTTTTTCCATAAAACCGCCTATCTTTTCTTGTAGAGATGCGTTAGTTAAGTTTTGATATGCTTCTTCTCCGGTGAGTCTAACGATATCTTCTTTACTTTTACCTTGCGCTCTTAATGCTTGTACTTTAGCTTGAGCATCTTTAAGATCTCTAGCTCCTAACCTACTCAACAACTCTTGCTGCTTTAACATTTCACCCATTTGATCTCTAGACATACCAAATGCAGAAGCTAGAGACTCAGCTTGTATACGATTTAACTTCAAGAAGTCATTAGCAGAACCAACTTGTTTTGTTATTTCTCCAGCCGCAGTGGCAAGATCATTATTCAAGAAAGCTTCACGAGCCTTAGTTAAATTAATATCTTTTCCTGTTAATAATTGAGCTTCAAATTCTTTTGATATAGAAGATTCAAAGTCTAAGAATGAATCGGCTAAAGAGTCTAACTGTTTTAACTCCATACCCATCGATTTAACAGTAACTAACGACTTAGTTAGTTGCGCTGGGTATTTTGAGAACGATAAACCTAAATAGCCACCTAAATTAGACGCTTCTTTAAGAATCTTCTGATAACTAAAACTAATTCCTGTTGCTTGCTTTAAACCTGCAACTTGTGATAAAACAGATTTAGTTATTCCTTCTGAAGATTTGCCTGTTAAAGTTGACGCTTCAACTATACTTTTTCTTGTTTCTAAGTCAAGCCCAGCAATATCTCTTAATTTGATATTAGTAGCTAACTCTTCATTAGTAAGTCTATTTGTTACATCTAAAGCGCTAGCTAATTCCATTTGAGACTCAACCATCTTTTGGCTATTGATGAATAAGTCTCCAGAAGAAATACTAAGACTAGCAAACTCCATTTTAAGTTTACGAGCTTCACCTGTAGAAAGGTTCATAGCTCTTGCGAACTTAACAGTTTGATCTTGTATTCCTACTATGTAATCAAAAACAGATTTTAAACCACTAACAACTCCTGCTATAGCGGCTCCTGCTATAGGTATTGCTGTCAAAGGATCTGTTATAGCCTCTTTTAAACCAGAACCAACAGATTTACCTAATATACCTAACTTATCTAAGAATGTTATTTTTTTACCTTCTGATTGTAGTTGTCTTGCTTTTGTAACCATTTGAGAATAGAACTCTGTTCCTACTCCTAATTTATCAGAGAATAATTTAAATGCAGCACCACTAATTCCAATTTGCTTGTTAAGTTCTTTTTCTAGAATTAACTCTTTTGCTCCTTCTTCTGTTTGTTTTTTAGCTATCTCTAGTTGTTTTTCTTGAGTATATAAAGATACGGCTTCTAAGTTACCGTTTTGTTTTAATATACCCATCATAGCTTTCTCAAAATCAAAAGATCTACCTTGAGATTCAACTCTTGTTTTTTGAGCTTCAGCAATTCTCTTAGCTCTATCTACTTCGTTTTTAGAAATTTCAGATGCTTCTTTTTCCAGATCTCTTAACTTCTTTCCTTCTAAAAACTCTTTTTGCCTTAATTTTAAAAGCTCTTGATTAACTTGCTTTATATTAATATTGTCTCTATTTAATGAATTAAGCCTAGCCTCAATTTTGGCATAGGAAGTATCCATTCTTTTAAGATCAGATATAGCAGTTTTTAGTAGATTGTTATAATCTCCTTGATCATCTAATAGCTGTTTTAAACTCTGTCTCAGCAATTGAGGATCTGGTCCTTGAGGAGTGTTTTGAGGTCCTGTATTTTTATTCTCGTTAGCCATTTATATTATACTGCTTACGAATAAATATTTACTTTTTGGTTTTTACCTTAGATACAAAGGTAGGATCTTCTGTCTTTTTAACAAAATCAGGTAGTTTAATCTTACTAGGATCAGTTTTTTCTGTTACTTTTTGCTGATTTTGATTACGCATTTCTTCAACCTTCTCAAGATATTCATTAATCTTCTTAAGGTTAAATCTACGTTTAGGAACATCCATGTTCCAAACTTCCGTGTAAGTAAAGCCACCTCCGCCGTGATAGGTTAACTCAAAAACCTCTGTCATGAATGCCGACCTATAGTCGGCTCCCGGGAAAAAAGAACTCAGCGCCCATTGGAAGGGCAGTTTGTATTTCAGTACTATCCTTTAGAGTAAATGATACTGTGGTATCAATATCTGGTGTTACTTCTGATATATACTTTCTAAGCTCAATTGAGTCTCTTGATAAAAGATATCCTTGATCGATGAAGTCACGAACAGTCTTTACAGAATAGTCGCCATTAACAGATGTGATCTGGTATTTAAGCCTGGTAGATAGCAATCCTGCATCTTGACCTACGACCTTTTTCATACCTTTAATCTCTTCATCTATCTTCTTGTCATCAGATACTGTTAAAATCTTGAACGTTACTTCATTCTTGGAATAAGGTAAAGTGAAGCTAAACTCGTTCTTATTAGCAAATTTAGACCAATCTAATTCTTTATATTTTAAATCTTGTAGATCTACTTCTACCTTTTCTTCTTCTTCTGTATTAGGATTTTTGTATGTAAAAGAGTAGTCTTTACCATAAGCTAGAATCCTGGCCGCTATCAATAAGCCATTCCTGTCACCCAAGGTTAGGTCTTCGTAGTTAATAGGTGATTTGATTAGGCTCTTGAGCATCTTCTCAATGGCGAGGCCCTGGCGCAGCAGGTTAACATTTGTGAGAATGTCTTCCTCTTTTGCCGTCATATACTTCATTTCAACTTTACCGGATGATAATGCGTTTTCTTTTGCGTATACAAGACCTTTACTTGGCAGGTCTATAACTTCTGTTGGTACTGTAAACTTTTGTTCAGACATAAACTATTCTTTTATATATAAATATACGAATAAATAATTTTGTAAAACAAAAAAAGCCCCTAGTAAAGGGGCCTTTTTGAAATATAATATTATTAGACTAGTAGTTCAAAACGCAATAATCCATTCCGATAGACAAAGTCAATTCAGTAGGATCAGAAGTAGACCAGTCATATGTTCCAAAAGTAGCTTCTTTAATGAAAGCACCTTT